AACCGTGGGGCGTGCTCATAACTCGCCCCTTTACGCTCCACTCTAAATGGATGCGGCTTAGAATATGCCTTCAAAAAGAGGAAAACGATCCCAAAAATCCGCGGCAAAACGCTTTATTTTAGACACCAGCTTCCACGATCGAGAAAGGGCTGAGTCAATCTGCATGGTGACCATCCCCCAACTTGTTGAGGAACTGCAACGTGAATATCCGTTTGTTCACATGGATGCGGTGCAATTTCAAAAGGGCGAAGTAATCGTGGATAGTCGCGGGGAGGGCTCATTTCAAAAATGACTTGGCTTTGTCTGAAAGATAAGTGGTTGAAAATTAAAATACCTTTCACGAAAAGGCAATGGGAAATTCATCTCGGATTTACTATTTGGGATAAAAGTGAGTGATGGGAGGTGAAACTATGGGAAAATTCTGGATATTCCTCGGAATCTTGTTTAGCATAGTCTTGGCCATTGCCCTCGGATGTGCAATATGGGACAAAACATTTAGACCTTGGTTTATCAACGGGATGGTTTACATATTTGGTGAAACGGGGAAGACGTTCACGGGCTACTGGAGTGGCATCATGGCGACACCCTTCTATTTGCAATGGCATCCGCTCATTTGGGTTGGTGTAACCATAGTGGGCGCTATAATATTTGTTAAAGCATTGTGGCCTAGACTGAGGCAAACTAAACAGGCGACATCAACATTACTTAAGGATAAAATCAGCTTACAACGTGAACCTGCTGAACCAGAACAAGCTCCAATAGCGACCAAAACTGAGAAAGTGCCACAAGAAACTGAGCCAGTAACAGCGTAAGAGGTGAAGGTAATGAGTAAATATTTACCTGGTTGGATGAAACCTAAAGCAGTCGATATGATGGGCGACTACCGCACAGCGTATAAAGTTAAAATTCGTTTCGGCATGTTAGGTCCAGTATCGTCAGGCAAAAGCACAATCGCCGCAGGTTTTCTTCACACTGCTGAAACATTAAGCAGTTTAGTTCCAAATTTTTACTGTCGAGTATTACCTACAAGCACGCACATTCTAGCTGACGCTAACAATTTGCGGTTAGGTCGCTTTCCAGAAAAGACGGACCCGTTCTTGCCAAGAGCGCCTGAAGCTGGCTTTCTGATTTGCGAGCGTGGTTGGCGCGAGAAAAAAGTGCAAGTGCCAATATGTGATGTTGCAGGCGAAATAAGTGATTATATTGAGGCGAAAGCGTCTGGTTTTACCAGTTCACAAGTGATTAAACAAAGAATGCAAAACATAAATAAGTCAGTTATTGAAACGGTGAAAGATTGCAAAGGTTTCATAATTGCTTTGGCAGCTCCTGAAGCATTAATGTTCCGTGAAAGCGCTTCAACTTTTGACTCTGACGTTTACGTTCACACTGTACTGAATGAAATATTGGAGTACCGGCGTAGAAACAAAAAGGAAGATCCCCACGTTTTAGTGGTTCTTACGAAATGGGATGAAGTTCGAGACAAAGCAAAAAGCATTCAAATGGATGCTTACAACGACATAGACAATGGAATGGCTAAGTTTTTGGCAAATGGGTATCCAGCAACTAACATGCTGCTTAAACCTTTACGCGACAAAGGCATGGTAAAATTCTTCCGCAGCTGGTTCAACATTAAAAAGAGAGAAGACGGCAGCGACGAATATTGGCCTGGCACGAATAAGCCTGTTATCAAGTTGATTGAAGATGAAACTGGTTTTATCCGTTTTAGACCTGCATACAGCGAAGAAGACTATGTTCAAATGGTGCGGTATATAGGGTCGTTTGGTCAATGAAAATAGAACGGTTTCGTTATGGAATGTTTGACGGCAAAATCTTGCTAGAAAAAACTGATGGCGTCAACGCAATTTTAAGTGATAAAAACTTTCAACGCTTACGAAGCTTAACTGAGGCAGACAACGAAAAATATTTGTGGCTTCCCAGCGAACAATTAATTGCTTTTCCTCGCATAACAATGGCGGAGGATAAGGCTGGCAGAACATTTGTGCAAAACGAAACATTGCTAATAGGAATTCACGATTACATTCGCTTGTCAAATCCTAATCGGTTGTTATCACCATATTTTAACGGTGAATGGAAAACAACTCCTGAAAATTTGGAGCCCATAAAAATATGAGTAGAACTTACCCGCAGCTCTTATGGTCTTTCTGGAAGTTGGTCAAATTCGGCTTTTTCATATTCACCGTGGGTATAATCGTTGGCGTGGCGATAGATAAGGTTTGGTATTGGACGAATTGGTGGCAGCAACTCGGCACGTTCGCATTACAGTTTCATTTGGTGAACCCGTGGTTTTTCCTTATTTACGCTGGATTCGGCACAGTAGCAGTGTTGTATTATCGTTTTGAACGGGGAAAAAAAAGGAAGCAACAGAAACAACGCAAATTGTTGGCAGAACACGGTTTAGCCTTACTGAATGAAGAGAGGAAATAAACAATGAAGAAAAAAATCTATTTTCCATCGTGGCTAGGCTCAATCTGCATAACGATTCCTAAAACAACAAAGATTCTTGAGTTAGAGGTTTTCTACACATGAATAAAATAGCGTTAGTCATCATATTCGCATTATTCGCATGTTTAGGTGTAATCCTTTTCGTTTTAGCAAAGATGTTCTACCCGCCTTTCACAAGTTTCATCAGATCAATCCCTGCCAATGTGACACAATTCATGTTAAACCCAATGGAAACATTAACGCAACATTGGCAACTCTTAGCATCTGGAGTCACAGGATTCGCCGGCGCATTCACCATTGCCAATAAACTTGTTGAACGCGCGAAACAGACGGAACAGCAATTATCCACCCAAAAAATCAGCGATGTCCAAAACGAATTGTTAACGCAAATAGGCAAAACTGAAGCAGCACAAAAAACAAACGTGCAACTACAAGCTCAGCTTGACCAATCGAAGGATGCGCAAGCGCAAATCGCAAGTCTCAATCAAACGTTAACTGCTAAACAAAAAGAAGTAGACGCAGCAACGGAACGCGCGAACGAAGCAGAACGACTTGCTAAGGCTCTTATTACAAAGGAAGAACCGTTAAAAGTTAAGTAGCGGAGGTGAAAATGAAACATGGGAAAACTAAACGGTATAGCCATAGCTTTGATAGCGTTACTTGTCGGCATCGTGAGCGCAGGCATCGTTATGAATTATTATCATCCTGAAACCGTCACAGTCACCACTGACATTCATGAATATTTAGACGGTGAAATAATTGTTAACGGAACAACCTTTGATTGGGTTGAAGTTGAAGCTGGAGCAAGTTATGATTGGAACTACACAATTCACAACGTTGGAACTATCACTTATAATGTGTCGCGTGTAGTCTACGGTTTGCCAGGGGGCTGGTCTGAAACATGGACGGGAAACAACACGTTATTAAAACCGCAAGAATGGCTTGTCGGCAATTTAACGTTGACTATTCCAGCAGACGCAAACGGCACTTACTCTTGGGAAAGCTGGTTGATAGGTAAACAAACCTAGTGTTTGTGGTGCGCATTCGTCTTGAAGTCAACGCTTTCTGACAGACACAAAGTTATACCAACCCATTTAAGTGTTCGCGTGGAAATAATGTTGCTCTCTGACTGCGAAACCGTCACTCCAAAATTCTTAGACGCAATGGTTGTCAACTTCTTTCCTTTCTCTTGACGGCGCAAAATCACAAACACCTTTCACGATGATTTGGAAATGCTCCCGTTGCGGGGCTGTTAATTGCGGTTTGAATCGGCACTGTAGAATATGCGGAGACTCTTCGGAAAATAGGGAATCCACAAAATAAAAGTCATTTAGCGATGACGTAAACTATAAGGGAGGTGATAGTTAAAAATGACACAACAGGTTATAGAAAAGCCATCAGTGTCAAGTAGCAGTGATTTTAGCCAAGAAGCTACTTTAGTGATAAAAAGCAGAACACAAACCGACTTAACATTACCTCTAGAAGACTTAGCTAAAACATTCCTTACCCCTTCTGAACTAGCAAAATGTTTCAAACCACGATTTGTAGCTACTGTTCTAGGACGTTATACATTTACTTTCGGTAAATCAGCAGGTGAACATTGGCAAAAAGCAACACCAAGCAACCCGAACATATCATGGGAATACTCCGACAAATTTGAATGGGGACGCGCTCGCCAACTCATAATGAGAAAATATGGATTCACCGACGTCAAATATGAAGGAAAGAAGAACGGAGCAACAGGGTTAAAACTTAAATCAAAACTCAGTTCTGCTGAGCACATAGAGCCGCACATTCAACGTGTTGGTCAATTAATCAAGGACTTCAAAAAGAATACATCAAACACTTGTTACATGGACACGAAGGGCTGTGTAGTACAGTTGACTTGCAACCCTACAATAATGCGCCAGTTAGCCGAAATTGTAAAAGCATAACAGTTGGAGCTTCAAAAATGACTGTGCCCCCTGACGTCGGCATCCTACTCGTTTTTGCAGCCGTCTTCGTCGTAGCCGTCTACTTAATTGACAGGAAACTGGAGAAAGACAAGAAAAAACTGAAACAAAAAACAATCCACCTATAAGGAAATGTCCCTAAAATGTCCCTCTCCACAGCAACACTAAAACGAATACCCATAATCAAAGAATCAATACGTAAAGGGCTCAACCGAGAACAAATAGGAGCCAAATGTGGAGTAACTGAGAAAACAATAGATCGTGACATGAAAGCTTGGGTGCAATCTGGACTTTTTGAAATATGGTTAAAAGAAGAATTCGTAGACTTACACAATTACGTTCGCGATGCTGATCCTGTTATCGCGTATAAGGAGATTGCCCGAATAGTCGGTAGGATGGTTACTCGAAAAATTGAAGCTCGCACAGAAGTTACCGAGCATATAGAAGCTAGAATTCATTTGGATGTAACTGAGGATGAAGACCGTATCCTTAACCGAGCAGCAAGTATCCTCGATAAGAAATTACGCGCTAAAGCAAAACCTCAGTCTATTCACTAAACACTTAGGTTATGACAATGCGCCTTTTCATGAGGAATGGTATGATCTCTTACAAAACAAGTTTTCGCCAATCAAAAAGTATCCCAATAGACTTAAAAAATACTTACTGTTATGGCCGCGCGGTCACGCTAAAACAACTGCGACAACATTCAATTATGTGTCGTGGCTGGTGGGGAATTACCCTAACATTCACGTCAACATAGTCACGAAAACTGCAAGCTTGGCAGAAGAAATCTTAACTGCATTAATCACACGATTTGAGATAGACGATAAATACAAACAAGTGTTTGGCGAATTGAAACCAAGGCAAACTAAGAAGTGGACAAACCGAGAAATCATTGTAGACCGAACTGAAATCAGCAAAGACCCCACACTTAAAGCCACTGGGCTTATGGGTCCTATCACTGGGGGTCGTAGCGATCTTATTGTGTGTGACGACATCATAGACGAAGAAAACATAAGAACAAATCTACAACTAGAAAAAGTTTCTACGTGGTTCAATAAAGTTTTGATTCCCACATTATATCCTTGGGGTGGCATCGTAGTCATTGGCACCCGTTGGAGTTACGCTGACATATATGCGGGGTTACTACAGAAATGGCCCTATGATGTGAAGCACGCAATCAAATTGGACATGGAAGGACACGAAACAAACGAAGTGTTATGGCCTGAATATTGGAGCTTGGAAAAGCTTGAGCAACGTAGAAACGAAATAGGCAGCGTATTCTTTAGTTGCCAGTACCAGAATGACCCAACTAGCATGGAAGGTAACAAACTAAAATCTTGGATGCTACATTCATGGAATGAACAAAGACCCGACGGAACAGAATATGGACCACCACCCGCAAACTGCCAATACTACGCTGCGCTTGACCCGAGCTTAGGCGAAAACGATTATTTCGGCATAGCAATATTAGCGTACGATCCGATACACAATCAAGCTTACTTGATAGATGTATTAGCTGAACATCATCCTTTCCCAGACATTATAAAAACACAAATTCCCTTGCTTCATAGTCAATATAAATTTCTGAAAATGTTTATGGAAACCAATTTTTGGCAGAAACTCTTAATTAACATGCCTGAACTGAGAGGTTTACCTATTGTTCCCGTGCAGACAGTACGAAACAAGGAAGAACGTTTCATACCTATGAGCAGCCACTTTGAAAGTAAACGAGTTTTAGTTAACCCCTTAATCAATCAGCGTACACATGAGTTTTGGACGGAATGGGTGCAGTTTCCACGTGGACAACATGACGACGCGCTTGACTGTGTTGAAATAGTAGTTACAAAGGTGATGGGTAGCAAGTTTGAGCCTTGGGTGAAGGGAATCAAATGGTGAAACAACCTAAACTGGGATTCAAAGATAAAATAGCGTTACGGTTAGGCTTGCTCACTAAAACTGTTGTAAAACAAATCATCGCTGAGCAACAGTCGCAGCGTCGCAGTCCCATACGTGAGGACCTTTACAACCAAATCAACAAAGTCATCGACGTGCCTTACAATTATCATTTGCTTATGCATTATGCTTGGCAAAACCCGGACATCCGAGAAACACATGACGCGATTATTCGTGAGTGTGTTCGCAACAAATGGGAGGTTAAGCCTCGTTGGCAAAGCAAATGCCTCATGTGCGGAGCAGAGTTTCAAACAGAAAAAACCAAGTGCAGTGAATGCGGAGGAAAAACACGAAAGCCTGATTTGGAACAGAAAGAAATTTTGAAAGCCTTCGTAGAAGATCCGAACCCAGACCAGGAAATCAACGATATAATCAAAAGCGTTCTGCGTTACATGCTGGGTGTTGACGACTGGTGGCTGAGCATTCAATACGCGGATTTGCAGGCAGACTCGCCCTTGACAGTTTACGTTGAAGACAGCCGTAACATGCGTGTAGTGAGTGATGAGAAAGGACGGTTGGGCAACGGTGAATATTTCTGTCCTAAATGCACTGGTGATGACCCAGGCAAAATTTACAAGAAAGGGCAGCATTGTAAGAAACATCCTGAAATTAAATTGAAAGAAACAGCTTACGTTTACGTGTCAGGAGCTGATGTGAAGGCCCGGTTTGCCAAAGATGAAATTTTACATTCAATGTGTGATCCGTTACTGCCAAGTCTTTATGGTAACAGTAAAGAGATAAGCTGCCTCAAAACTATCTTGAGCATTTTCGCTATGGACCAGTTTAACTTAACTACTTATGGCAAAGGCAAACTAGCGCAAATCTTATGCTTCAACGGCATGACACAAGAGCAAGCGAACACTTTAGCCGCGGAAGCTCAGAAACAAATAGACACTCAAGAACTTGATCCACGCACAGGCGAACGAGTCAACCCATCACTTACTCTATTTTTGGGTGCAACTGATAAAGGCGTGACCAATGTGGATGCGATGCCGCCTAGCGAGAAAATGCAGAGTCTTGATTGGCGAAAACTTTGGCGAGAAGTCATCCATTCAATCTATGGCGTGCAAGATGTTGTGGCAGGCGGAATGGAACCAGGCAAAACAGGGCAAAACCCAAGAATGAAGTTAGACGTGAACAATAACACGACTGAAATGTACCAGAAAGCATTTGAAGACCCATTCAACAATGTGATTATACCTAAACTGGGCGTGACAGACTGGCAGTTTATGTTTAACCCGGTTGAAGAAAAAGACGAGATGCAAGACGTAACCGTGCTCAACGCGAAGCTGGATGCTTTGCAAAAGGCTGTAGATTTAGGGTTGCAAGCGGAGTTGACGGATGAAGGTGAAGTTAAAGTTGGCGGTAAACCGTTATCGCTGGAACAGAAAAACCAGATGCGCATGGAACAGTTTCAACAGACGGCTAAACCTGAAGGTGAACAAGCGTTTCAAGGTAAACAACCGTTTAGGCAAGAAAACATTTTTGCCACGGAGAAAAGCAAGAAAAAATGGTTAGTGCAGGAAGTGGAGGTGAAATAGAACGTTGAATGATGAAAAAAAGAAGCAGGCGGCACTGGATTTCGCAGAACTTCAGCCTGTGCAGTGGGATGCTTTCCTCGCAAAATGGCTAACGGAACATTCAGAACCAGCTGAAACTGTGACTGTTAAACCAGAACTAGCTGAACCAGAGCCCACTAGGAGCCCAGAGCCAACAGTTGAAGTTCAAGAAACCGTTGCAATTCCAGAAGAGAAGAAACGGAAGGCTGCGACTAGAAAAGTGAAGGCGGCAGACCCATGACTCAAGAAGGAATATACAGAAAAGGCAAGAAACTGCTAGAAAAACAGGCACACGCTAGTTCAGAAAAAACTAAGCCTATAATTACGCCAATACCTTCCAGCTTAGTTAAAAATCAAATGGAAATTAGGGAAATAGATCAGAAGTTACGGTTGAAACGTGAAGCTCAACAGGAAGTCGTCGGGTCTATCGCTGAGAGTCTCCGAAAAGAGTTGCCGGGGGTTGACGAGGAGTTGAGGCGTCAGGTTGCGAGTGTGTTGGCTGCTGTTGAAACGTTGAAACGTAAGTTTGCTGAGTTGAAGAGTCCGAACTGGGAGCTTGAGCATGAAGTGTTGGAAAAGCTAAAAGCGAAACTGAATGAGTAGCTTGAATGTTTATTTGGGTAAGGTGAAATAATGGCGACTATTGGAAAAACAGATATTGGAGCGAATGATGCAGGCGGGACGTTGCAATGTCATGGAACATTATTCGCATGCACTTTAACTGGCACTTTGGATAAAATCACGTTATACGTTAGGAATAATGATGTTGGTAAGGGTGTTATTTGTGCAGTTTATGATGCTGACGATAATAGGGTAGGTGGCCAAAGTGATGAGGCTGCGCCTCCTCAAGCAGCTTTTGCTTGGGTTGATTTTGTTTTTAGTGGTGTTAAGCCGAGTTTGGTGGATGGTAATACTTATTATTTGACGTTTATGAGTGAAGGCTACGTTTATGTTAAGGTAGGTGAAGAAGCTGAAGAGGATAGTGAACGGGACACTTCGGTTGTGTATGGAACTTTTCCAGCGTCAGTTACGTTTGCTGGTTGGAGTAGCCGTCCTCTTAGTATCTATGGTACTTACACGTCTGCAGGCGGCTTAAGCATCCCCGTTGCCATGCACCATTATTTGCAACAGCAGCAATTTGTCAAGTCGATTAAGCCTTTACGTTTCCCAAAATTAGGAGTTAAACAATTATGACAATTTTTCTGAGGCAATCAACAGCGTCGCAGGAAATTCCCATAGGCTACTGTGTTGACAGCACAGACGGAAACACAGAGGAAACAGGACTAACCATAGCCAACACGGACATTAAACTCTGGAAAAACGGAGCAACCACACTCGCAAGCAAAAACAGTGGCGGAGCAACACACATCAGCAACGGAATATACTATGCCGTTTTAGACGCGACAGACACGGACACTCTGGGGTCAATGATAATTTACGTTCACGTCGCTGGAATGTTAGCGCGAGAACTTCACTGCGCAGTCTTAACCACAAATGTTTACGACACCCTATTCAGCACAGACAAGCTTGAAACAGACCTCACTCAAATAGGCGGAGTCGCACAGTCCGCAACAGACTTGAAAGACCTTGCTGACACTGGATATGACCCGAGCACTCATAAGGTTCAAGGCGTAGTCCTAGTGGATACAACAACCACAAATACAGACATGGTTGATGTCAGCGACTTAGCAACCATATTAACAGATACAAATGAACTGCAAACTGATTGGACTAACGGTGGACGCTTAGACTTACTGATAGACGCTATAAAAGCTAAAACTGACAATCTTCCAGCGGACCCAGCGGACGAAAGCAATATTATCGCTGAAATCGATGCTAATGAAACTAAAATTGACACTTTACAAACGGACGTGACGGCAATTAAGGGCTACGTTGACACTGAAGTGGCTGCAATAAAAGCCGTGACCGACACATTAAGCCTCGCAGCCATAGCAGACGCAGTTCACGACGAAGTAACTGAGGGCACAACAACATTTAGACAAGCAATTCGACTATTGCTTAGCCACCACACTGGCAAAAGCAGTGGAGGGGGCACCAACACTTTAGTTTATCGAGATGTTGGCGACAGCAAAAACCGTTTAACCTATACCGTTGATGCGGATGGCAACAGAAGCGCAGTGGTAAGAGATGGTAGCTAATGGTTTTAATGAAGCCAGGATGCTGGCATGACACAGCATGGGCAGACCGCACATGGTTTGAAGATTTATGGCTTGAATATGGAACTGGAGTTCCACCCGCGCCACCGGTGCAAGAAGTAAGTATCTGGCTTGAACCTAGACGTAAACGTCGTTTGCCTTTAGACCGTGACTTGCTGGAAGCGATTCAAGAGTATTTAGAGTTGAAAGTGCAACAAAATGTCTGAAACGGCAACCATAATAAATGTTGTAGAGGCGGTTAAGGCAGTACAGAGAATTAAGTTTGAACATCGTGGAGAGTGGAATGCCACTTTCTTCAGTCACCTAGACTTCTGGACTTATCACGCGGTGTTTGACACTAAACTTTGTGACCGTTGCGCTGCACACGCTAAAACGCTTGTGTTTGCTGGTTCTGACTTACGTGGCATATTCCCATATCTTGAGATTGTTGATGTAAACACGATTAACGTAAATGTTCATCCGAACTGCCGATGCTTTTTAACGCGCAAGATTGGAGGTGAATTATATGCCTGAAGGAAAGAGACGCGAAGTTTGTGTGGAGACTGGAAAAAAGCCAGTTCATCCACGTAAACATAAAAATTGGAAGTGAAAAATTGCCTTACAAACGTAAAGAGGATAAAGCTGCACAAATGCGTAGGTATCGGAAGCGGAACAAGGGACGCAGGCGAAAGCAAATGTTAGAATTGAAGCATGCAATCGATGATTTAGAAAATCTTGTTCATAAAGGAGTGTGAATGAAAATACCGTTTGCAAGATGGGAAAACTTTAGAGAATGCGAACTAGAAATGATAGAAACTGGACACGACGAAGAGTCAGCTAAGAAAATTTGCGGAGCGATACAGGCGCGAGCCGAAAAAGGAGAGCTCTACAAGAGTGCTGACCAGCAAAACTATGATATAATCTGCAAAAGCGACAGTGAACTCGTCATCGGCGGATTCGCCAGTTGGGAATTGGTTGACCCTGAGAACGATCTTGTCACAACTAGGGCCCAGACTAGATATTTGCAGAAACTGTTCAAACTACCCCGAGAATACCGAAACATCATGGTTGGACATAGCAACTACAAAATCGGAGAGCCCATTCTCAAATACGCGAAGGATGGACAAGAATGGTTTAGCCACGTCAACGAGAAAGGACTGTACTTAGTAGCTAAAATCAGAAACGACAGTTTCAAAACTACTCAGAAATGGCGAGAAAAAATTTTGAAAGGAGAAATGAACATGTACAGCATCGCTGGGTTGCCGCTTGAAAGTGAAATTGTTGACGAAGGCGGAACTAAAATCCGGAAAATCTATGATACTGAGCCGTGGGAGATCACGGTTTGCGAGAAAGGCGTTAATCCCAAGACTCAATTCAAAGTTATAGCTAAACAGGAGCCCAGAAGCGACGCTGAAAGAGCTAAAGCACATTTCAACATTACTGACAAAGAATGGAACAAACTAAGTGAAGAGCAAAAGAAAATGTTGATTAATAAGCTTCCGTCTCGCGGTTCAGCCCAAGCTACTAATAAAGAGAAAACTGGTCCAACGCCGGGAATAGAATATGAAGTGGTGAAAATCACGGCGGTTCCAAATCAAATAGTGCTTGTTGAACGAGGCAAGGAAATAAGCAAAGCAGAAATTGAAGCGGTTCTCGCTAAACACGGATTCAACAAGTTAATTAAGAAATCCTAGTCTACTCTACCACTTAACTCTTTTTCAAGTTTTCGCAATGTTTCTTCATTAGTTAGTGAAACTTTAAATCGACTTAATCCATGAGGAAAGTAAATATCGCTCTCATCTGATTTGAACGCCTCAACCAGACACTTTTTCATTTTACTAATTCGCTTTTCATCCCAACGCTTGTATTTATACTGTTTCATCATTCCATTTTTAACCATTATCCGATTCAATTGTTTGGCTAAACTTGACACTTTCAAAAGTTGAAACGCTTCTTCAAGAATATCTAAACTTAGGGTTGTTATTGGAGATTTAGGCATAATATCACCAATCTCAAGTAGATTTCTACTCTTATAAGGTTTGTCATAGTCATGCTCCCTGCCCCTTGAAAGGCGTGAGAGCAACAAAAAAAATGGAGAAACAAGAAAATGAGCGAAGAAGCAAAAAAAGATGAACATGGATGTATCATCGACAAAGAAACATGGAACGAAGACACCAAAACATGCGAGCCAATCGAAACAAAACCTAGCCCACCCGCTGCGAGCGAAGCAGTCAAATCAAAAGACGCGCCACTCATAGACCGCATAATGAACGTCATGTCCGACGTGATGAACAAGAAACTCGGCGACTTTGAAAAGAAAATCGACGCTAAAATTGATACCATATTGAAGGGCAAAGAAGTGGAAATAGAACAAGCTCTGAGAAAAGGTTTCGGACTCGAAAACGATCCAGTAGTGCACATGAGCGACCTCATTGAACACGGCAGAAAACTAGCCTTAGCCAAAACAGACACTGACAAGCGCACTCCAGCATCGGAAACACCAGCAGGACCTGACGGCAACGTTAAACTTAGCGAAGTGGACAGGATGTTTGAGAAAGCAAAGAAAGGAGAGCTAGCATAATGGTGTCAAAAATAGACATAAACTTTGAGCAGTACCTCAAAAACTACTACAACCAACCATACGGGCAAGGAAGACTAGCTGACCCACGCGCCAAAACCGATCCGTTGTACAAAGGCGCAACCATGACAGGCTTAACCTATGTTAGCGCAACAAGCTGGTTTGACCCAGTGTACAGTGCACAAGTCGCTTTAGACGGGTTAACCCGAAGCACAAGCATCTTCAAACTCTTGCCGAAAACCACGTACCAACAGAAAGGCGACAGCTTACAAGTGATTCTCGCGGAAAAGACAGAAGGCATCTATCAGACAGGCGAGTCAGGCTTAATCTTCACCACAGAAACTACAGTGCCAACCATAACAGACTACGACAGCATCATTCCAGCCGTTAACCACACGGAGTGGGAAGACACGATAATGGCGACGGAACTCAGCAAAATCCAACGCAGCCGCGCAGTCATGAACCCTGACCTGCAAAAACAATACGAAACAGGCTTGTTCTGGGATTCAATTGACAGGCAACTCGCGGGAGTCGTCAACGATCCAGACGGCACGCCAAACGGTTTCGGCTGTGACATGCCTGCAACCGACGGCACGTACGCACAAATCGAATGTATCGACAGAATCTGCACAAACCAAGCTGAACAACTAGGCGGAACATACTTGAGCGCAACCTCAGACGGAGACATTTACTGGAACAACACTGGACTCGCAGGAACAGCAAGAGCCGATAGAGACTCAACCACCACTTGGGACACACAAGTCACATTGCCAGTTGGATCAGTCACGGCGGGAGTAGCATACAACATCCTAGACGAACTGGACGATTTGATGGCAACCGCTAAAGTATACGCGAAACAACCCTACAATTACATCGCCCTAATGAGCCCCAAAGCATTGAACAAGATTCAAAACGAAATCGACCCTAAACAACGGTTCCTGGAAGGTCAAGCAGACGTAACGCAGACAATAGGCGGAGTATCTACTAGACCAGGCGTTGAAGGAGGCAAAGTGTCTGTTTCAAGCCTAACCATTTGCGGAGTCAAAGTACCATGTTTCGAGTCACCGTACCTAATGGGCACGGCGGACAGCGGTTGGGTGTGGAAAACTAGCGTACACACGACAGGCGGACCAGGAAACATTTACCTGCTTAACCTTGACGCCATCGAATTCAGAATGTTAGTGCCGCCAACATATGAAAGCTGGAGATCCTACTACGATTTGGCAGACGCACCCGCATTCGGAAACAAACATGTTCTCTACATGATGGGCCAGTTAATCGCTTGGAACTGGCACAGCCACGCAGCGCTGAAGTGCATCGCAAGTTAAAAGGGAGAGCTGAAGCCTATGGCACCGACATTAACATGGAAAAGACATAACTTCGCAGGCAAATACAAACAAATCGTCATGAAATACTCCTATCTTGCTGGAGACACAACCATCACTGCTGCAACTGGACTTAAAAACATAGTAGCTTATTCTGTGAGTTCAACAAGCGTCACTGCCGTACCAGTGGATTACGCAACCGTTTCAGGTGGAACAATCACCATTCACGTGACCAATCCTGGTGCCGCATGTTACTTGTTCGTGACTGCTTGGGGGCTGTAGCACCGTGGCCGTCGTAACAACATGGAAGAAAATCGACTTCGTAGGCAAATGGAAAGTAGTTCACATGAAAATGACTTACACCGCAGCAGAGACAACAATCACTTGCAACACAGGCTTAAAAATCATTGAAGGATTCGATGTAAGCCCAACAAGTATCACAGCTAAACCAGTGGATTACAGTGTTGTTTCAGGGGGCACAGTGACAATAACAGTGAACGCCCCAGGCGCCTCGTGCTACCTCTTCTTAACAGCGTACGGCGTTGGCTAAATTTAGAAACACCCTTTCTTAGTCAGTTAGAAAAGCCTCGGACTCACATGTTTTGCGGTATGTCAAGCTGCGATAAGGAGGCTGAAAACCACGCAGCATGACCATGCAAACATTTTCTTAATCATTAATTAAACAAAAAAAAGGAGAAAAACAAAATATGACAGAACATCCAGATTCAGTGAGAACAGGAGTCAACCGCAGCAACACTGTTGTTATCGGCGAACTCTTTGACCTTGCAGGCACAGACAACGTGTTTGAAACAGATCAAGCATTAGGTGACACGCCCACCCTATCTTTAACCATTACGGCACCGACAGGAATACCAGTGAAACGTTTTCTATTGGAAGAAGTCTGTTATTACATGGACCCAACTAATGGAGTAACATATCAACTGTTGCTTTTAGAGGCTGCAACCGCAGATAATGTGGAGCAACTGCAAGACTTAGTGTTTTTCAGTCCCGCAGCACAAGCAGATGCAGTATGTTACAAATACAATAATCTTGGCTACTGTGCAGATGTAGCATCAACCACTGCAGAAGTATTACAGTATAAACTGCCCTGTGTCGTTGAGTTAACAGACACCAACAAACTCTACTACATGCTTGATTGGTCCGGTGCTCCAGGCGACACTAAAGGCTTCATAAAGGTTCGCGGAAGACTCTTGAAGTAGGGGACGGTGAACCAAGAATGGTTGATCGTTCTGCATCGTTAAAGAAGATTGCCGACGTAAAATACTACGCTAGCGCCTTGTTCGAAGCCACTGTAAGCATAGGTGACACCATCACACCAGGCGAGTTTGACACTACAGTTAACTTGAAAAAAGCTGTGATAATTAAGAACAGCGACGGCACCGAAATAGCCTGCACCGTCCTTTTAAACGTTATTACAGTGACTGGTGCGGCAACCGATGAAGAATGCACTTTATTCGTGTTCGGCAGGAGAGCCTAGAAAATGGTTTTAGTCTCGGCGGACACATTCAAAGACTTGATGAACTTGCCTAGCTTGTCTTCTGCAGTTATAGAAAAGATTTTAGACATGGCAATCAACTGCTTAAACCTTTATGGACAGTTAGACATGAGCAACATGGCTGGAACTGCAGGGTCAAAAACGTTGAATCTGACAAGTCCACAGGAAGGCGCCTTATTGATTGTGGCGCGAGCTATTTACTATGGTTTTTATTTGGGTTTGTCTTCTGCTGCAATCGCCGGTCAAAGCGTAACGAGCCCGTCTGATTTGATGGCGAATTCGGTTGTGTCTGATTCTTTGCGGGAAGCGGCAAGGCTGCTCCAAGAACCGGAGTATGGTAGAGCTTTTGTAAGGTGAAAAAATGCCTGTTTTTTCTGATGGAACTTTCGTAAAAGAAGCTGAGTGGAACCGTTTAATCAGCAGTATCCCAAGCAGCTACACAGTTTATAAAGACGGGTCAAACTATCGTGCTGAATGCAACGTTGCAGGCGGCACAGATTATGTTGGAGCTGATAAAGATACAGTTGTGCAACAAGCCATAGATGCTTTAGGCAGTGGCGGAACAGTTTTTCTAAAAGAGATTGAGTTAGGAACGGCGACGTATGGAAACAACGTTTTAATCGTGCAGTATTATCAAGGAAAACAAACTGTTTATAGTAACCAAGGTAAACATCTTCATGCTCCATTGCTTGCAAGTAATCCGGCAACTGCTGGATGGGGAATCCCCGAAGAAGCTTTTTCATGGTATAACACAACGGAACATAAATTCAAATATTGGAATGGCTCCGCCATAGGAACTTTACCTTCTATTGAAGGAACAAAAACTTATAAGTTGGCTCCGTCTTACACGCTTTACAAGTCGGATGCAACTTATTATTTAATGGATGAAGACGGCAACATTGACTTCAGCGGCTCTACACTTCATACTGTAATGAACGATGGTATAGACGCTATGGGTGACGGCGAAAAAATGTTTGTGAAACACGGCGTTTACACTTTAACAGGCAGTGTTGAAGTTGACAAACCTTTCACGTTGGAAGGTGAACATGGCTTCGGCGATTTATTCTTCACCAGCGATGCCTTTTACACAGGTTATACTGATAAAACTGGCGTCTTGTTTGTTGATGGAGACGTAACTGGAATTGACATGTTTAAACTCGGGTTTAAACAGGTAGAAGCAACAAACAGAATAAGCTTTGGCATTCACTTCAAAAACTTCTCCATTTCAGGATATGAAACTCCTCCCGTTGGAGGCGGCACTGATGGCACTCAAAAAGCTAACAGTGGCATTCTCATTCAAAACGTTAACTCTTGCACTTTCGAAAACTTGGGGATTTACCGAAAAGCCAACGGCGTACAAATGCAGACGGCTAATGGAGCATCTCCGGCGAACAGAAACGATATTATCCACTTCCGAAACATTCAACTTGCCTACAATGAATATGGCATTATAAGCGTGGATTATGGAAGCGAAGAATTAAGGTTTGAAAACATTTACGGGTACATCAACGAAAAGAATCTGCTGGGAATAAAAAGCTATTATGACGTGATAATGACGAATATTTTCAGTAACGCCGACGACTGGAGCGGCGCCGGCGATGTGGACAGTCCTATACGCGTAGACGTGAGTGGCGGTAATGCTTTTCTGCGAAACCTACACGTCTACAACACTTTTGGAGTTGTGAGTGGAGACGGAGGAATCTACATCAACCTGGCGGATGGCGCCAGCGCTAAAGTTTACATCGACACAGCATTAATCCAGGGAGTAGACAGCGACGCTATAATTATTGGCGGAGAAGACGACGCGTCAGTATTCATACGTGACCTATATGTTGGAAGTCCAACGGCAGGAGGCGTCATGGGAGGCAGTGGTGATATCACAGGCAGCGTAATCAAGAATAATAACGCTAACATTTACGTGTATGTTGACGGTGGCTACGTGAAGTGTGACCAAGCTATAAGAAACTTTTTCTACAATATCAAAAAAGGCTCAATAAAAAACCTTCAGAACTTCAACCCTTACGGCGTACTCGCTGACCCATTCAATACTGCAGCGACAACAGTAGGCGTATATGATCCTGGCGGTTGCGCTGCAGCTCCCACAGCCAGCACGGATTATGAAGTTGTGACTACCGACATTTGCTTAACAAGTTCAGGAGGTACAGGCGTAGACATCACAATCAAAGATAATGCCGGCAACACTGTAGCAAGTGGCTTAGCGACTTTGTCGGCGCAGTGGCTTCCCCTTGGCTACAAAATAAATTTTGGCGCGTTCGCCGCCGCACCCACCGTCATTGTTTCGGGGAATTAAAATTGGATAAGGCTGTTTTAGGTTACATGCGCGTAGGCTATTTCCGCATTGGAGTTTACCGAGACGAAATGGACCGTTTGATTAGCAAGTTTGAGAATGTGGAGGCTAAAGGCACCGGTATGGACCCTGCTCTTTTTGATGTGGGACGTTTTGATTATTGCAGGTTCAACGTTTACGTTCCTTTGTTTGACCAGTTGCAAAAGACAATGGAGAATGCTGTATGAGTTTCTATAGAGCTGGAAGCGGCGGTAAAATTACGACTGCTTGGGGCACTTCAGTAGAGGATGCTTTAGGCGCGATAACTGATGTGGGTTTTCGTCCTGAACTTCCGTGTGATTATGTGATTTGGAAGGAAGATTCAACTTATTACCGACGTAATGGAAAAGACGGCAAAATAGACGACAACAACACGAATCTGACAACTCTTACACATGCGACGATTGACGATTTACCTTACGGCGGCAAAATAGTGTGGAAAGGCGACTTAACTCTAACGGAGAAACTGGTGATAGATCAGAATGCGCTTGTTTTAGAAGGACTGAATTATGGCGGTCAAGACCCGAATAACGGTTTAGGCACAAGAGTTAACGGTTTGATTGGCGGCACGGGTCCCATGATAGAAATACAAGCTGTAGGTAACATTCAACTTAGAAATTTATATTTAAGAGTGCAAAACATAACTGATGGTCCCGCAATTTATTATGACGACGACAATCTGGGTCATAGCGTTTTTGAAAACCTTTACATTCGAGGCGACAACCAAACTTTTACGCCGATACAAGTAGATGATAGTTCAGCTAACGAGTTTCGCAACATTATCGCTCGACTTTATGGTGCCGGAATAGGTATTGACTTTAACGCATCAACATACAGTAACATAAATACTGTTGTTGGCGGGCGTTTTTGGGATGGTGGCATAGGATTAGATTTCGATGCTAACTGCGCAGGAAACATTGTGATTCGAGCATTAATGGATGTAATACATACTGGAGGCATAGGAATAAACAATGCGGGCGAAACAAACAACTTCTTCAACATTAGGTTTGTTTCCATGCACGCTAACTCCAACACCTATGTTGGTGCAGCTACAGCCGACAAAACAATTATAAGTTTATGCCAAAATCTCAACTCTGGTTTAGGAGTGTCAGACGCTGGCACAAACAGTCACATACGTAACAATCAAGGTTACATCACTGAAAACAGCGGCTCAAGCAGCATAGATAATGGAACAACAAGCAAAGTAGTAGCGCATGGATTAAGTGTGACTCCCAAC